AGGAGCATTAAGAAGCATTTCTTCCGTGAAGAAGACATTCTTCGAGTCGCAGGTCGTTCTGGCTACAGGCATACCACTAGCAATACCATGAGCCACACCACCAGTCTTAACCAGTTCGAAATTTCTTATGGACAACTGATTAATGATAAGAACGGTGGATTGAAGAATTACCCAGTCTCTATCACTGCAAAGGGAGTCGAGGCTGCTGGATATTGTGGATCGCCCTGGGTTGTTGAAAATCTTGGTTCCCGAGTTTACTCAATTATGGGTATCCATGCTTGGTGTGTCGCCAAATCTCTGATTGGTGCCACTCCCGTGACCCAGGAAATGTTGGATGAAGGTATCGGCGTTCTCGCCCACCTTGATGTGAAAACCCAGAAACCAACCATCCCAATCGTTGGTACTACTGAGTGTATATCAAAAACGTACACTGAGTATGGCAAGGTAGCTCCCGAGTATGCTCATTTTTCCCCAGGAAAACATGACTTCAAAGCTACTCCTTGGATGGGTGAATTTTCCGAAGTCACTGCACAACCAGCAGTCTTGTCAAAATTTGACAGGAGAATGGATGAATCGGTCAGAGATACTTTCGAAGAATCTTTGATCCTCAAGAATGATCGACCAAACACATGGTTCGAAGACAATCGCATTCCCAGAGAAGCCATGCTCGCGGTTTCTGATGAGATCAATGCGTTGGATAGTCCTATCCCGGGACGACTTTTGACAATGGATGAGGTGACAAACGGTTTCGATGACTTGGGATCGTACGGCACCGAACTCGGTCTGGAGATGCGAAATTCCGCTGGGTATGTGAAATCCTGGCTACCATCTGATTTCGTAGTGGAAGGAAAGGGCAAATACCCCTACTTCCATGAGATTGAGACCCCAATCGGTGAAAGACGAAAGTTTAGACCCGTTGAGGAGGTAATGTCCAGAGTTCGAGCTCGAGAAGAGTGTGCTTTGGGAAGAGAGGTCATTGCTGATTCTATCTGGCTCGACATCGAAAAGCCAGAATTGCGAAAGAATCAGAAGATCATTCTTGGAAAGACCCGCATAGTGAATGCCCCCCCACTCGATTTGATGATGCTCGCGGGAAAATATTTCGGAGCTTTCAGGGCATTCGTGATGTCACCTGGTGTTGCAGGTATGAAATCCGAATCAGTACTCGGTGTAGACCATGTCAAGCTATGGCCTGAACTAGGTATCAATTTGAAGCAAGCTTTTGCCATTTTTGGTATCGATTTCACGGCTTTTGACGCGTCGAAACCGGGTGAATTGGAAAATCTCTGCCTCCAACTCATCAACAGGTGGTACGAACATCAAAACCCTGGATATACTCGCGAAGAACTCGCAGAGCACAATAGAGTGCGTGAGGTACTGTGGTATGAATTCTGCCACTCCACTCACCTTTTCGGTGATTTCCTGTACCAAACACACTGTGGTTGGTCTAGTGGCGTCCCTGTCGGTTTAACAACCAAAGGAAACATCATTGCCAATCGCATTCTCTCTCGTATCGTCTTCATGGTACTCACAAAGCTCCATGCTAGCCTTTTTGGTGATTATGTAGGAGCGATTTTCATGGGAGACGACAATACCCAATGGATTCACAACATCTCGAATCCCGTAGTCTTGAACTACAACCGTCAGGGTTATGCTGAAGTGCTTGCACAAGTCGGCATGACAGTTACCAATCCTGACAAGTCAGACGAACTGACACCTTTTGACAACTTTGAGGATGTTACTTTCCTCAAACAAGGCTTCTCAGACAATGTTCGTGTAGGATGTTTCTTACCGACAATGAGTTTGGAGACGGTTGGAAATCTTACCAACTGGTGGCGAAAAGGTGGTGGACCGCAACAACCCATCGAAAACCTCAAGATCTGTCTGGAGTTCCTAGCTCCCTACGGTCAAGAAACCTTCGATGAATGGCGGAAAGCTTTCCTAGCCAATCCAAAAGTAAGATTATATAATCCCGACTTTCCGACTTTTTGGCGAACATTGTACGGAAGATACCTTTCGGACGAAACAATACCTTATGCAGGGAAGCTAAGCACCCCACCTTTGAGCGAACACCCAAGTAACCTGGTGGAC